GCGTTGATATTTTGAATAATATCTTATTTGAATTAATTACTTTGAATAACTGATTACAAATATATTCTGAATAATAAAAATATAATCTACCCATACTTAAACTATGTCCGTATGGGAATTCTGATGAAATATTAAGAGGTGAATAAGAGAAGTAACTTAATTTTGTTGTATCTTCATGACCAAAATCTAACTCAACCATGAACCCTTTATGGTCCGATACTGAATTATATTTAACAGTATTATCTGATTGAACAAAGTCAATCATTTTTTGGTTAAATGACGGTCTTTCAGTATTATAGAAGGTGAACCAATATTCTTCCTTCTTAACTAATTCATTATTGTATAAGATTAGGTCGACAACATTTATATTATCATAACCGTACTTGTTCAACAAGGATTCGTTTTCTTTATAAAACCTTTCTTTAACGTCAGACATGTCTAATATCTTAGAAGAGTTTGTCATACCGTTTATTACAAAGAATTTACCACAATCAGTTATCTCAACTACCGTATCGTATTTTGTATCTTTGTTTATCTCTTTTAAAACAAAATCGGCAAAACTGTTTACGATTCCTTTATTTGAATATTTATTGATGTAGTTCATTTTTAATAATTATACCAATTAATAGTAAAAATAATTTAGATTATAAATAGAAAAAGAGGTGTTTATCACCCCTTTTTAATAACAGAAATAAGAAATATATTACTTCTTATTGTAGTACTTCTCAACAACTTTCTTAATTGACTCTTGAATAGAAGAGTTATTAGTAGTTTGCCCTTGAACCTGAGCCAAAGTTTGATTTTGACTACTTTGTTGAGGGGTCGAAACTGTTTGAGGTTGAGTTTGATTTCCTTTATTTTTGCAACCGCAGCCCATGGTAATAATATTTAGATTTGTTTATTCTTATTTATAAATATCACCAATTAATATTTAATGTCAAGAAAATCAAGTTAAATTTATTTTATTTTCAAGTATTTATAGACATGGCAAATAAAGTGAGACTTACTGAACAGGGGTTACAACAACTAATTAAAAGAATTGTTGAGGAAGTTGATGGTGAATATTATAAAATATCACCAGAAGAATATTTAGAACTATTAAAGTTATCGGGGTATCACGGACAAGGAATTAGCAGATTACCAAAGTTTCAAGGAAAACCTTTGTGGATAACCGGTGATTTAAAAATAAGTAACACATCAACAGATTCTTTAGGGAATGTTGGTTATGTTGATGGTAGTTTAGATATATCAAACACTAAGATAAGTGACATATCAAAAATTAATGTTAAAAACCATGTATGGGATGGCGGGACTCCAGTTCAACGAAAAAGATTGGCGGCCGAATTACAAAAAAAGAAAAATGAAATGGATGTTCTTCGCGATAACGATGAATGGAACATTAATAATACAGATGATGTAGGTTTAAAGGCTAATGCCTTATTTAAATATTTAGTTTCTGTCGGTTTAGATGTATTAGACGAAGAGGGTCAAGAAAAATTATCTAACTTAAAAATTGAGTTAGATAAACTACAAGACAAATATAACAACGTTGAAGAACCTGAATTAGTTTCTGGTTTATATGATGAAATTAGTGATTTAGAGGGTGATATTGAAGGTTTAGAGAATGAAAATAATGATGTTTATATCATTTCCCCAAATCGTTATAGTACCTATGGGTTACAAAGTTTTGAAGTCTTAAGCCCTGAGTTTACAGACATGGTTTATAGTGTTGGGACCTCTGATGAGATGGATGACGCGGCGTTAATATACGCTAAAAATTATATTGATGAGGTTGGACTTGATGGGTTTAATCGGGGTTTTATTGATGAATACATTGATATTAATTATCTTAGAAGTTACTTTAGTGATTGGTTTGAAGATGATATACGACAAAATTCTGAAGTTTATTTTAGTGAAGATGATTTTAAATTAACTCAAAAACAAGAAGAAGAAAAAACTAAATTAGAACAAGAGATTGAAGAATATGAAGAAAGACAAAGTAATTTAGATTTTGACACTGAAGCTCCTGAGGAATTTCATAGAATGTATGACCAAATACAAGACCACATCGATACCTTACAAGAAGAATTAGATAATATAACACCTGATGATGAACCTACCGAGGAAATGATAGAAGAACTTCTTGAAAGTAGGTTAAATGATGTTGAAGACAGTCCTATATATTATATTAAAGAATATGGTGCTGACATTAGAAATTTTATTGACGAAGACGCTTTAGCTAAAGGACTTGTTGATAGCGACGGATGGGGTGTTATGAACGGGTATGATGGAGATTATGAGGAAGTAACCGTAAATGGGCAAGATTTTTATATTATGAGAGTCGAGTAAAAGTATTCATTTATTTATAAAATTTTTGTATATTTTTAATAAATGGAAAAGAAAGGGAGACATAAAAAAGTTGAGTTTATAATGGATACTGATTGGTTATTTCAAGGTATCTTAGATGCTGAACAAAAACAATACGTTTTATTAGACTATTTCCAAAAATTAAATAAACATTTGGAATTAATGGAGGTCTATCCAATGTTTATTGAACTATCACTACATTTAGGGAATATTCAAACCTTACTTAATAAAAACCAAATTTTATATACTGATAAAAAATTTTTAACTAATGATGATGAGTTAGTATTATCGGATTTAAAAGTTAAAGACATTCCTGTTCTTGCGGACGAAGAAATTGACGAGTACCATCAGATTTTAAAAAATACACAACCACAATTATTTTACTACTTTAATTTTGCAAAATCAATTTGGAGTATGGTGTATGATTCTGTCGATATTGTTGTAAAAAAAAATAAAAATAATTTTAAAAGTAATTCAGGGTTTTTTTATTTTAAATCTAAAAATATTGTTTATGTATGGCAATATACCACCAAAAAAGTTTATAGGGTTAAGAATCAAAGTAAAACAACTACAAAATTAGTTTACGAAGGACCACAAAATAATTTGACAATGTTAGAAATTATTTCTAAATTTTCTAAAACATATGAAAAGAACGAGGAAGTTAATAATCCTGTTTTTGAAATGTTTTGTAAAGATATATTTCCGCTTGAGGAAACGTTAATTCCAATCTTTAAAAGAAAAGTGTTAACATATATTAGTCAAAGTGGTGGTAGTAAAAAAACGGTTAAATATATAGAATAATGGGGCTCAAAAGTAGATTTATTGATATTGATAGCATCAATCATTACTTAAAAGGTAATGAAAAATTAGATATGTTATTTAAGGCGGATTCTTTTATTTTTATGGATGAAACTGCGTCTAAAGTTTACGAGTGGTATATTAAAAAGTTAACTGATGAAGAAATAAAATTAAAAATCAGTGAGTATTATATAAATAAAATAAAGTAAAAAAGATGATAAAAATTGAATATGTATGGTTAGATGGATATGCACCAGAACCTAATTTAAGAAGTAAGATAAAAGTAATTGAAGGTGTGATTACTGATTTAACAAAAGTACCTGAATGGAACTTTGATGGTTCGTCAACAAAACAAGCCGAAGGATATAGTTCTGATTGTATATTAAAACCCGTTCGAATATATCGTGAGAATGATTGTTATAATAAAGTGTATGTGTTTTGTGAGGTAATGAATCCTGACGGAACACCACATGAATCAAACCATAGAACCATGTTAGGTGACGAGGTTAATGATATGTGGTTTGGGTTTGAACAAGAATATTTTATTCAAGAGGGTATTGGGAAATCAATATTAGGATTTAATCGAGGTCATATTGAAGGACAAGGTAAATACTATTGTGGTGTCGGTAGTAATGTTGTTGGACGACAATTAGTTGAAGAACATATGGATTTATGTTTAAATATGGGGATTGAAATTACCGGAGTTAATGCTGAAGTTGCTTTGGGACAATGGGAATATCAAGTGTTTGCTAAAGGTAAAATTAAAGCTGGTGATGATTTATGGATGTCAAGATATTTGATGGAGAAATTATCTGAAAAATACGGATATCATATTAACTACCACCCAAAACCTATTACTGCGGGTGATTGGAATGGTTCGGGTTTACATACAAACTTTTCAACAAAAAAGATGAGAGAAGTTGGGGGTGAAGGTTATTTCAAAACACTATTCAATGCGCTTGAGTCAAGAAAAGAACAACATATTGAAGTTTACGGTTCAGATAATAATCTTAGATTAACTGGTAAACATGAGACACAATCAATCCATAAATTTAGTTGGGGGGTAAGTGACAGAGGAGCTTCAATTAGAGTTCCAAGGTTAGTTGCAGAATTATGGAAAGGGTATCTTGAAGATAGACGGCCAGCATCCAATGCAAACCCATACGAGGTTATCAAAGCAATTAGTGATACTATTGATATGGCTGACGAATTATCGGTTACATTAAGTAATATGTTTTCAAATGTTAATACTAAAAACTTTGATGATTTAAAATCTAAATACAATGGAATACCAACCGCAGAAGAACTTTTGGAGGAGTATAAAAATGATGATGATTATGAGTTATCTGAAAAAATGATGGAGTCTAAAGCAAATGTTAAACCAGAGTTTATTAATAACAAAAACTAATAATATAAATGAAAGATAATTGTGTGTGTAACCCAATAAATGGGGGAGATGGTAATTGCCAGTGTGTAAATTCATCTAATGTTAACATAGAAAAAGAAATGGTAAATCATCCTGACCATTACCAATTTGGTAAAAATAATGAATACGAAGCAATAAAAGTTATTGACGCTTGGGATTTAGGGTTTAGTTTAGGAAATGCAATAAAATATATTAGTCGTGCAGGAAAAAAAAGAAAAGATACAGAACTTGAAGACCTCAGAAAAGCCCTTTGGTACCTCCAACACCACATCGAAAACATCGAAAAATAAAACAGGACTTAGTAAAGAAATTTCAGTTTTAGATGCAATCACAACACCAAGTGAATTACTACGAGAAACTTTTATAAATTTTATGTGGGGTTTTTTAAGTAATTCTATTGTTGTGTTTGTTGCAAAAGAATTGGACTTTTTAATTTTAATAAATTATATTTTGTATTACGTTTTAATTTCGTACATTGTCAACAGAAAAAAATATGACACAATTTTAGGTAAGTTTATAGTTCTCCCTGGTTCGGCCGCGGGAGGAGCATTTGCGGGATATAAATTAGCTCAAATAATTACAGAAATGGTTTAATTAAAAAAAGATAAGATATGATAGGTAGTTTAGTGTATGTAAGTTTGTTATTGAATGTAGTATTAATTTTAAAATTGATACGCAAATGATGATAGTAATGGGAATTTTAATTGTTGTTGCGATAGTGTTAACAACTGTGTTAGTGATGGACATTTTAATTGATATAATAATATGAAATACTACAAAATAATTTTGGCCGGTAAAGGAGCTGAACTTTACCCATTTCAATTAAACACAAAACAATACGAAACTTTTCGTGATAACGGGGTAGAACAAGATGAGATGGAATGCGATGATATATGTGAAATATTAGAAGTTGAAAGTTTCCTTGATTCGACAAACGAATCTATTATGGGGCCTTTTGCGGATTCATTTATTTTAAGAGTTGAAGATGAGTATGGAAAAGTTGTTTATGAAACAGAAGTTTTGGATATAAAAAAAATTGATTACGAAGAAAAATATTGTAGTAATAAAGCTTTTTTAATTGTTGAAAATTATTGTAAAGGTGAACAAGTAATTTATGATATACCACTTGAAGAAGATTTTGATATTGATAAATTAAGATTAAAAGTCTATGATGTTGGTTGTAGAGTCGAAGTAGTAAACGAAATTATATATGATGAAAAATCATATGAAATTTATAAATCATATGGTGATACAACTAGTAAAGGATTTAATTATCATTTAACCGCAGGAATTTAAAAATTATGGAAACAGGAAAAATAATAAATGGAGATTGCATCAAGGTAATGAAAACATTATCTGATGGGTGTGTTGATTTGGTTGTGACATCACCACCATATAATTGCGGAATTAAATATGATACCCACATAGATGACTTACCTATGGATAAATATTGGGGTTGGACAAGAGAATGGTTAACAGAAACTTACCGATTGATTAAAGATGACGGTAGAGTCTCAATTAACATTCCCTACGAAGTGAATGTTCAAGATAGAGGAGGTAGAGTATTTTTTGTTTCAGAATTTTATCAAATAATGAAAGAGGTTGGATTTAAATTCTTTGGAATCGTGGATTTAGAAGAAGATTCGCCACACAGAAGTAAGACAACCGCATGGGGTTCTTGGATGAGTCCTAGTTCTCCATATATTTATAATCCAAAAGAATGTGTAATATTAGCTTATAAAAAACAACACATTAAAAAAGTTAAAGGTGAGCCAGAGTGGAAAGGAGTCCCAACTGAGATTGAACAGGAAGATGGGACATTAAAGAAAAAAATTGTATATGAGGAAAAAGATAAGAAAGAGTTTATGGAACTTGTATTTGGTCAGTGGAATTACTTTGCAGATACTAAATCACTCACCAAGGCAACTTTCTCGATGGACATACCAACAAAAGCAATTAAAATATTGTCCTACAAAAACGATGTAGTTCTTGACCCATTTGCGGGTAGCGGGACATCATGCGTTGCTGCGGAAATATTAGATAGACGATGGATAGGTATAGAACTAAGTCCTGACTACGCTGAGATTTCTCGTAAACGAATACAATCTTTTGTGGATAAGAAAAAACAACTTAAATTAGAATTTAATAAATAGGGGAATTTAATATCCCCTTTTTTGTTTTCATGATATTTATTATAAAAAATACACATGAAAGGAATGAAACTTAATGAGTCTGAATTAAAAGACAGGATATTTCAAATTTATAAAGAGGAACAATATAAGATTCTTGAAGAAAAATGGAACAAATTATCTAAAGAAGATAAAATATTTGTTTTTGAATTTGCAAAAAAAATATACACTGAACAAACCAAGTTAATAAAAGAATCTAAATGGTATAATACTCTTGGTGATGTTGTCGGTATCTTTGACCCAACAGGTATTGTTGATATTGTTAATGGTATTAGTTATTGGAGACAAGGTGATAAATTATATGCAATTCTTTCATTTGTTTCGGCAATCCCTTATTTAGGTGACCTTATCGCTAAACCTGTCATTGGTGTTATGAAATTAGGTGGTGGAGCCGCTAAAGCGTTTAAAGCAGCAACTTTAACTGGCGATGCCGTTAAAATTGCTGGTACGGCAAAAAGAGCTGGTGGACCTATTGCTAAGATGGTTGAGACTGCTCCAACTTGGGGTGAGAAATTAGTGACCGCTTTAAAAGGGTCTATTGGCCGAGTTCCTTTGTTAGGTTCTGGCTTAGTAAAAGTTATTGAAGAGTACGTCCAAATTTTTGGTAAAGCCGGAAAAGAAATGAAAGCGGGAACTGAAATTGGTAAAGGTATTGTAAAAAGTGAAAAGGCGTTAAGCGCTGTTGAAAAAGAAGAATTATTAAAACAAATGAGTAAAGACCAATCTTTCAGAGGGTTTAGAGATTTAGGCACTGGAAAAAATAGTTGGTTAAGTTTTATGAAATCGGATGCAAGTTTAGGCGCTAAATTTTATGCGGGGGTTCCTAGAATTTTTGGTGGTAATCCTGCAACAAGGTCTTTGATGAAAAGAACTAAATTTTATGCGGGGTTTTTAGATTGGTTAGGTGTTGGAAATTTTGTTGGTCCTGATGAGCTTGAAAAAATGTACCCTGACGTTGAAAAACAGTATGAACAATACGCTCAATTACCCGAATCACAAAATTTATGGAATCAGGAGTTTGCCTCAGGACAAACAACACAAACTACTGTAGCGTCCGAGTTACCATCATTGTCTACTGCAAAACAATCAACATCAACTGCGGTTAAAACAGATGCATTCACATCATTAATTAGTTCACTATTAGGTGGGGGAAAAGCGTTAGTATGAAAAACTTACTAAAAGAAAGTGGTATCAGAGATATCAATAAGTTAGCTAAACGTTATTCTAAAGCTGAAATTTATTTTCACCAAGATTTGGATGGCGTAACAACCGCACTTGCGATGAAAAAATACCTTGAAGACAATGGTATTAAAGTTGTTGATGCTCACGTTATTCAATACGGGGATAAAGAGTTCTCGGTAAAGAAGAATGACGCTCAAGGTGATATTATGCCAGTACTTGTGGATTTTGCTCATGGTAAACCAATGTTTGTTATCCATACAGACCACCACGATAGACAAGCGGGTGCGGAAGACACTAAATCAACTTCATTTAGAAGTTCACGTTCAAATGTTGAAACAATATCCCAGGTGGTATCACCTAATGAAATATTCTCACCTGAAGATATTCAATTAATATCTATGGTTGACTCAGCTAATTACGCGGCGAACGAAGTAACGGTTGACCAAGTAATAAATTATTTATTCAAATTAGATAAAGATAAATCTTTGGGTAAAAACAAAACTGCCTTAGGTTTAGTTGCTAATAAGTTATTATTGGCGTTTAAAAATAAACCAGGGTTTTTAGAAGAACTTGTTATGGTTGGAACCCCATCACTTATGAATCTTGTTACTAACATAAAAAGAATCATGATTGAAAAAGGTTACGCTACCGTACCCGAATTACAGAAAAACAAAGAAGGTTATATTGACCAAATGAAAAACCACCATAATGTTAAAATTGAAGGTAACATTATTGTTCAATACGGAGGTGGTAGTATGATGAAACCTGGTTCTTATGATAGATACACGCCCTTCAAAAATAACCCTGACGCTGATTTCTTAGTTATTGCTTGGCCATTAGGTTTAGTTCAAGCGTCTTGTAATCCTTATAAAAAAGAACGTGAGTTAAAAGGTGTTAACTTAGGTGAGATTGCTCAGGAAGTACTTGCTAAATGGGAGACTCAATTACAAGAAAGACAAATACCGTTATCAACAATTAAATGGATTTCTGAAGGTTCAAAAGGATTTGGTCCTGAATCAGTTGGGTTTACCTTTAAAGATTTTGTTGCGTTATATGGTAACAATTTTAAAACAATGGAGAATGGTAAAAAACATTTAACTCAAATTGGTAAAATGATGGAAATTCCTTTTACTGAATTAAGCGAGGAAGAAATGAAAATGTTAGATGGTGTCACAATTAATGCTTGGGATTTAATTCAAGCTAATAGTGGTGGACATAAATGTATCACGAACATTTCGGGGCTTAGTTATTTAGGTAGGTCTAAAAGACCGCCAGATGGAAAGTACAAGTATAATGCTGAGTCAGATGATTCTCCTTATGTGAAGTTTACTAAAATGGTTCAAAAAGAATTGGTAAATGTGTTACAGTCTAAAATTAATGAAGGTTAAAAATTAACCTCATCACCGATTTGTAATCCTAATTTTTTTGCGGTACCCCCCATAATTTCTAAAATTATATCACCTTCACCACAGTAATTAACACATTCATCTGTCGTACATGGGGAACAATTATGGTGTATTTTAGTTATGGTATTACTATCAATAAAAATAATGTCTAACGGGATAATACAATTTTTCATCCAAAAACAATGTTCACCATCATCTATTAAAAATAACAT